ACCTGCAGCAGGGCGGCAACCAGATCATCGTCGTCGAAGAGGACTGGTCACCATCCGTCATGGACCAGCTATACGCCCGCCTCTGGCGCTTCGGTCAAGAAAAGCACGTCCACGTCGACACGCTCACATCGACCAGCAAACTGGACGAGGCGCTGCACAACATCAGCCACGCCAAGGAACGTGAGCACCACAAGTTCAACGAGATCGGGAGGAAAGCAGGATGAGTGTGATCGATAGCATCATGAACAGCAAGCCGACGCTTACAGACGAGGAGTGGATAATCATTTCCGGGATAGCGTCAAAACTCGCAGGCGCAAACGGGGCATCAGGCGTGCTGCACATAGGGTCTAACATCACCACGGCTTTAGCCATTGTATTAGCGGCGGGCCTCGAAGCCCTCGAAGGAGAGAACGAATGAACCTCACACGCAAGATCTTACTCGGCGCAGACGTCGTCGATGCACAGAAAAAATTCGATCCCGAAGTGCGCGCAAAGTACATGAACGCCAGCGAGGCGATGTCCTGCATCCGTAAACAGTTTTACGCAAAGAACCGCGCCGACGAGGGTGAAGATCAGAACTGGGGCTTCGCGCGCCGCGGCAGCCACGCAGAGACATACGTCGTCGATCGCCTGATCGCTGCAAATGTTCACACCATGTACATGGGCGAAGACCAGCTCGGCCTGCGTGACGACATCAGAGGCATCAGCGCGACGCCTGACGGCTACGTCATCGACGAGGATGCGCAGCAGATCACAGGTGTGGAGATCAAGTCGATCGATCCGCGCACCAACCGCAAGAACCTGCCGAAGGCTGCGCACGTTGCACAGCTGCAGATCGCAATGGAACTGACGTCGGTCAGCACAGACCACGACCTGCCAGACTATCCGCTCGTGCAGGGCAAGTTGATCTACATCAATGCCTCAGACTTCAACGACATCTTGGAGTTCGATGTGCCGCGCAAGGTCACGATCCTAGCTGATCTCGCACCCCGCGCCAAGCGTTTGCTGGGTGCTCGGACAGCTGCTCGCCTGTCACGTGAAGGCAAGGAAACCGGCGGCTACGAGTGCAACACCATGTGCTCGTTCAAGAAGATCTGCGGCGTCGACACTGCGCCGATCGCAGGCAGCACGCAGAGCGGACGTGGCAACAAGGGCAGCGTCATGCACGCCAGCCTCGGCACCTACCTCGCAGCCAAGGCTGATGAGACCGACGCCAAGTCCCGCAAGGACAAGGCGGCAGAAGAAATTAAGACCGAGTTGCATCAGCGCAAGGTCAACGAGATCACCGTAGATAATCACAGCATCACGCTGGCTACGGTGGCGGGGCGCAAGTCCCTCGATCGCAAAGCGATCACCAAGGCAGGCATCGACCTGTCACCATTCGAAACGATCGGCGCTCAATCAGAGCGACTGACAATCAAATAAGGAAATACGAAAATGACTGACGAAAACAAAACAGCCGGTGCATTGGCATCGTTCATGGGTGCCACTGGCCTGCCAGCCATCGACAAGAAAGCCGCCGCTCAGGCGCTGGCCCAGTCTGCAGACGCCGGTTCTTCCAGCGGTGGAGACGTCGACTACCTCTCTTTCTCAGGTAAGAAAGGCACGTGGGCAGTAGGCCGCGACAAGGTTGCCCCCGATCCAGAGAGCGTCTACATCATCGATCCGTATGCAGGCCTCGAAGGCTGGACATGTTGGAAGGGTGGCACTGTCGCCGAGAAGCACCAGTGGTCGCCGTTCGAGCGGGAGATGCAAGGCGTCGCAGCTGCGTCGCTGAAGGATCACGGCCCATACGGTGACGGCGATGGCTGGAGCTTCATGCTCGGCCTCGGCATGGCAGATCTGGATGAGCCTACAAAGATGATCCAGTTCTCCACCACCTCGAAGTCAGGCCGCAATGCGGTGGGCGATCTCCAGAAAGAGATGATCGAGCGCATGATGTCCGACGAGCCAGACATGCCAATCATCTCGCTGGGATCGGTGGACTTCACAGCCCACGGCAAGGTCAACTCCAAGCCGGTATTCGAGACGTTGTCTTGGGTCACGCGCGAAGAGTTCAGCGCGTTCCTAAACAGCGAGGACATGACCGTCGACGAACTGATCGACGGCGAGGCAGGCAAGGCGCCAGCTCCAGAGCCGGAGCCAGCACCGAAGAAGCGCCGCCGCGCTGCAGCATAAAAATCGGGGCAGGCCTACGGGCCTGTCTCTCACCACAGCATGGGCGATACAAAATGATACAGTACGATACAAACGAGCGACAGTTCGAGGTGATCACCACACTGGACGGCCTCGAAGATCTTCTCGACAAGATCGGTGACGGCGTGGCCGCACTGGACTTCGAGACAACATCCTTCACACCACAGACCGGCGAGGTCCGTCTTGCTCAGGTCTGCAACAAGGACGTCTACGCAGTCATCGATTTCTTTGCGATCGGCGGCTTCGCAAGTGTCGCCAAGTGGTTCGAAGACGCAGCTTGGATCGTCTTCCACGCAGGTTTCGAGCTGCGCTGGTTCCAGTATGCAGGCGCCAACCCGACGTGCTGGGATGTCGGCCACCTGCGACGCGCGATCGAGGGCGGGGGACACTTCACCCTGAAGAAGCTGGTCGGGTGGGAGCTGGGCATCGAGATGAGCAAAGAGCAGCAGGCCAGCAACTGGTCAGCGCCTGAGCTGTCCGACGAGCAGCTCCTTTATGCTGCCCGCGACGCCCTCTACACATGGGACGCGTGGGAGAAGCTGAAGAAGCGTTCAGACGCAGGTCACATGCGCGCATTCAACCTCCTCGACGGCATGCTGACAGCCGTGATCGAGATGGAAGAGACCGGCCTCGTCCTCGACCGCAGCGTCCACCAAGATCTTGTCGACAAGTGGGAGCTGCTCGCTGTCGATCGCGAGGCAGAGGTCCGCAAGATGATCACCGAGGATGAGGTCGCCAACCTGAACAGCGGCAAGCAGCTGTCAGATTTCTTCAGCAAGATCATGCCCGACCACATCCTCGAAGCGTGGCCGCGCACAGAAAAGACCGGCGCCCTGTCGACAGCCAACGACGATCTGAAGCAGGTGGGCGCCCTCGTCCACGGCACCCCCCTACAGGACACACTGATCCTGCTGTCCGAGAGGTCGACGCTGCAGAAATACATCAGCAGCTTCGGCACCGGCCTGATCACGCGCGCGACGATGGACCCAAACCGCCGCGTCCACGCGCGCTACAACATCGCGGCCGCCATCACATGCCGGTTCTCCAGCTCCGCCCCGAACCTGCAGCAGATACCCCGCGACCGCGACTTCTTCGGAGAGCGCCTGAGCGTGCGCAGGAGCTTCATTGCGCCTGAAGGTAAGCAACTGGTCAGCCTCGACTACAGTGGCATTGAGCTGCGGGTTCTGGCGCTGCTGTCAGGCGATGAGCAGTTGCTCGACGACATGATCAACGGCGACGTCCACCTCGAGGTCGGATCGCACATGGCTGGACGCAAGCTCGACAAGAAAATCACGGCAGACAAAGAGATCAGACAGTCCGCGAAGGGCGTCAGCTTCGGCATCGTCTACGGCATCACCGCTCTGGGCCTGTCCGCTGCGATGAAGCGGTCGTATGAAGAGGCGCAGTCCTACATCGACTTCTGGGCCTCGCGCTATTCGAAGGCGTTCGCCTTCCGCGACGCTGTGCAGACTGAAGCCTTCGACACAGGCGGCTACATCCGCGTCATCGACGGCGGCACGATCTGGATGGGCAAGCGGCCGTCGATCACCAAGTGCGCCAACTACCCTGTGCAACGCGCAGCCCTGTCGATCATGGCAAGCGCGATCATCCGCCACCACGAGACGGTGGTGGATCTTCGCAGCCACGGGCGCGACATCAGGATGGCGTCCACCATCCATGACGCATTGATCGATGAGGTGGCACAGGCTGACGCACAGGCTGCCCTGCTGGCTATGAAGGCTGACATGGTGGGCGGATACAAAGACATCTTCCCCCACGCCCCCACAGACCGGCTAGTAGAGGGCGGTATCGGACCCAACTGGGGCCAGCTAGAAGACGTCGAAGTATAGGTATTGTAAGTTGCTCATGAGCATCCTATATAAGGTAGAGAAAGAGGAGATCACCATGACACACCCACACCTTATCACCGACGCTGCTGCTGCCCGCGAATTTATGTTTGGCGGCAAGGCCCGCTTCACTCTGGTTTCCAAAGAGACTAGCAAGCGGTTCACCTTCCGCGTGGCCAAGCACAAGACAGACGAGATATTCTTCGCGTCTGTCCTGATCGGCCCAGACAACGGCAGCGACTACCACTACATCGGCTACAGCAATGGCGGTGGCTTCGCCTCTGGCAAGAATGCCAGCCCATTCCACCCTGCCTTCAAGGCACTGGCGTGGACCGAGGCAAACCTGCGGGCCAAGGGTGTGATGCCTGACAGCCTCGAGTTCTGGCACGAAGGCCGGTGCGCAAAGTGCGCGCGCCCGCTGACAGACCCCGTATCAATTCAACTGGGCCTCGGCCCTGAATGCGCCAAGAAAGGAATTTGACATGACTAGTGAACCACTTGACACCGGCGGCCCCCTCAAGACCACCAAGGCTTTCTTTGACGAGAGTATGGCGATGCTGAGCGGAACCCCTGAAGAGATAATGCGGAGGGCATGGGCTAAAGAAAAGGCAGGGGCCGACAAGTTTTTTGATTTTGATCTGGCGATCGCCGCCATGCCACAGCACAACGGCGTGCCTGACACAGAGCTGCTTCGCGACCGCTACCCCGAGCTGCGCAGCATGTTCGACGAGCTGGATAACCTGCGCGCGGACGCAGGAGAGATGGAGGCCAAGGCCACTGTAGAGTGGGATGGCCTGAAGGATCGCCTCGACGACATCGTCGATGTGATAGCCGCGTGCCGCGACATGCTCGACGTCATCCGCAAGATGGATGGCGCGAACGGCGTCAAGACAATGCTGGCAGACGTCAGCGAGAAACTGGATATTGAGGTATCAAACTATGAATAGAACCACCGTACTCGAAGAAGCCGACCGCCTGATCTGCAACGATCGCGAAGAAGATTATGGTGACCCCCATGTCAACTTCGCGCACATCGCAGAGAGGTGGTCGCAGTATATGGACGTGACCATCCACCCGTGGCAGGTTGCACTGATGATGGTCGACCTGAAGGTGGCACGCATGGCATCCACCCGCGCGCCACACGACGACAGCCTAATTGACATCGCCGGTTACACGGCCCTAGCAGCGGAGCTTGCACATGACTAAACCAGATATGAACTGCGTCTATATAGAAGAGCAGCCACTCGGAGGGTGGCGCATTGAGGCGGCGAGCATGGGTGACCGCAGGAACGGTATCGTTCTGCCAGCGGGAGCGCGCACCACCCTCGATGAGACACTAGCACTCGTGAAGGAGCTATTAGAAAATGATTGATAATGATCCACGCAGTAAATCCTCGAAGGCGTACTACGAACGCCAACGGGCAGCTGGTATGGTGCGGGTGTCCGCATGGATACCTGCCAAGGAGAGGTCTGCCTTCTGGGCCATGTACGACAAGATGTGGGCGCAGTGGGAAGCCGAAGGCAAGCTCGACAAGAAAGCCGCGGCAGGTGTGAAGAGATGAGGGTGGCAAACGTGCGCGTCGACATCGTCGACAAAGAGGACGGCAGCGCCCTCGCCACAGCTGAGGACGGCGGCCTTGTCTACATCCCGACGCACGTCGTAGGTCTGCACAAGCTGAAGGAGGGCGACACCGCCCCCCTGTACATCGTCCGCAACCACTTCCCACAGCATGATGACGCGGTCTATGCCGCCGTCAGTGACGGCGACAAGGCGTTCTTACCGCCCGTCTAGGCAGTGGATGGCGTGCGTCGCGATCGCAACTTGCACCGAGGCCTTTGTGGCTTCGGTGTCTAGCCTTGAGCGGGTGGGCAGTGACTGCTGCCACACTTCGCACAGTGCTTCTTCAGTCGCGGAAACCTGCGTCGTCAAATTCTCGCAGCCGGTCATCAACATTACGCTTACGAATAGTGTCCGCATGTTCTAGATCCTCTATACGCGCGCGATCGTTTGCTTGTTCGCGGGCTTTCTTTGCACCGTGGATCGTTGCCCACAGGAAGGCGAAGGCGGTGGCGGCCACCCCTCCGATGACGAGCAAGATCTCGGTCATGCGATAGCACCCCGAAAGCCGATAGCTGTCATGCCGTAGACAACCATGATTGACGGTTCGATGCCTCCCGTCAGAGCGTCGATAGATGAGACAATACCAGTCAGCCCGTGGAGCGGTTCCGTTGCCAGTATGACCGCAGCACCAAGCGGCACAACGCCGCCAAACCACCACGTCAACGATTTCGGCTTAAAATATTTCATGTCTTTCTCCTATGTGAAGTTCGCCTTAACAGCCCACATCGCGGCCTGTTCGTAATTGGTGATTGCGATACTACGTTCGCGATTGTCGGGTACATTCTCACGCAAATATGCAAGAAGTTCCTCGGTCAAACCCTTGATCACATCAACCTCGGTTTTACCGGAAGGGTTGAACGACGGCATTGTCGAAGCATTTGTCATGTCTTTCTCCTATTGGTGCGGTTTGTAGCTGGCGAACAGGTTTAGAATAACCGCCCACCATGACTTCTTCGGTGCGGGCTTCTTGCTGT